TTGGGCGGTCGTATGCGTTGAACCCGGTGTACATTACAGCGCCGCAGTCATGGGTACAGTTTACGCTGCAGCCGTCAGCGTGATGCTATTACGGCCAAGCTTGATGTCAAACTCAGTGCCAGGATCGTAGCCCATTTCACGGAGATAGCCATCACCGATCTGCAGCTTGCCGTTGAATTGCACCTTGGTCTTGTAGGTCAGGCGCCGACCGGTTTTGCCTTTGCCGCCAAGTTCAACGCCTTTTGCTTCCAGCAGTGCATCGTAGAAAGCAGTGAAGTTCAACCGTTCGCTGCCGTCCTTGTTGGCGGTGGTGTAGCCACAGTCACGCACCAATTCAGACTTAGGCGTATCGCCCAGTTCTTTGACCTTGGCCAGTAGTTCAGCACCCTTGAGCATGGTTAGGGTAAATAATGAGCGCAATCAATATAGCCTGATGCCCGTCGATCGGCCAGCATTGGCGTGCAGCGGGTTGAACTCACGCCAGATGACATAGCCCAGTGCATCATTCATGTGGTCGTGGCCGGTGTCCTTGTCAGGTTCGCCTTTTTCAGTCCAGCATTGCAGCTCTAGGCATTCGATCAGTCGTTTGCAGGTGTGGCTGATGCTGAGCCGCACTTGACCTTTGCCGTTTTCCAGCAAAGCTTGAACAGCAGCCACGCGATCACGAACGGGAGGATTTGCCTTAGGCGATTGGTTGCTGATGCCATAGGTCTCAAGGATCTGAATATCAGTCTGCGCTGCATTGGTGCTGCGGTTACCGCCGCTGGCATCGGGATAGCCGTAGATGCGCCGGTCGGGATAGCGTGCGCGGATCTCTTGGCCCAGCGCGTCAGTGTCGTGTGCACCTGAGATCTCATCGATGATGACCAGGCCACTGCCAACGCGGACGCCAATCACTGCTGACATATTGCCTACGTTGAAGTCAACGCCAATACGCAATGGTTCACGGCTGGTATCCGGCAGCTCAGTGATGATGTGCTTGCTGCGGTCGAAGCGGTCGTAAACAGTGCCGGTGGTGAGGTTGACAAATTCACCCAGTAGATACGCCTTAAGCAGGTTCGGGTCGTAGTTTGCCTCAAGCCGCTCGATGAAGTCCGGCGGCAGGTGTGGGTTGTCCACTGACCGCATCTTGATGAGCTTGCGGTCATCCTTGCCTTGCGCTTCTTCACTGGCGAATGTTTGCCACATCCACCGATAACCCTCTGGCGTTGATGCAGCACCAAACTGGCGGACATTACCAGACCGCAATCGGCCAAGGATCTTTGGAAATGCCCGGCCAGCAATGGATGGCGCTACGGTGTCGATCTCATCAGCCAGCACCCATGCAAGGTTGAGGCCAATGATCCGCGTCCAGTTTTCGAAGCTGCGGCACAGGATTTTGGTATCACCGCCTGGCAGGTGCAGCATGTACTCCGGCAGCGGTGATGCACGGAAGGTATAAGGAATCTCGTAGTGCTCTAGGAACTGCTCAAAGTCGTTCTGCCAGATGTCGCGGATCAATGGGCCGGTTGGCTCCATCACAGCACCAATGAAACCTTGATTGGCCGCGGCCAACATCACCGCCTTTGCGCACAGCGCACGCGTCTTGCCGGCGCCATAGCCAGCGGAGATACCAAGGATCTGCGTGTCGTGATCCTCAACAAAAGCAAGCTGCCCTGGATGCAGGTCGCTGCGGATGGCAGCGAGCGTGTCGGTGAAGTCAGCGTTCGCCTTGGCATCCATGAAACCAAGCAGGCTGCCGGGTTCACAGATGCCGGTTAGTAGGGTCATGACATATCAAACCGCAACAGCTTGGCCTGCTTTTCTAACGCTTGAATTGCTGTACCAAGCCGCCCAGCCTCACGCGCTTCGCGTTCATAATCCTGCAGCCGTGCAATAGCAGCTTGCAGCCATTCGGGTCTTTCAATAGCAGCATCCAACTGCTGAAGCTGACGAGCGCGAGCTATGTAATTTTCAGCTTGACGCTCGCCAACTTTCCATTTTTCCGCACAATATCGCACAATTTGTGTGCGACTGTGAGCACGCAAAAGTAGATCGTAAACGGTGTTTATCCGTTCGTCGATCTCCACATTGGTGCTCTTTCTACCCACGCACCTGCACCGGCATTACAAGATAAGTATATGCATTAAGCGTATCTGCGGTCAAGGTTACAGGAGTGGTTGCCGTATTGGCGTGCAGTGTAACGGTTTCCGCAGTGCGGAATGCCTTCAGGCCATCGAGCAGGTAGCGCACGTTGAATGCCCATGTGCCTTTGCCGTCAGCTTCAACCTGCAACAGCTCCTTACCGTTGTTGGCGTCGGCTTCGGCGGTGATGGCGATGGTGCCGCCTACCAGCCCCAGCTTGACCACTGAGTTGTGTGCCTCGGCGATCAGCGCCACGCGCTCCAGTGCACGCTGCAGGCGATGGCGGTTGACGGTGATGGTGCTGGTGAAGCTGGGCGGGATGAGCTTCTCGACCTGCGGGTAGGCGCCATCTAGCACGCGGCTGTAGATGGCGATGCCATCACCGGCGTCGATGACGGCTTGACCGGCTGCGCAGGCAACGGTGACGCTGCGATCCTGCAGCAAGCGCACGGTGGCGGCTGGTAGCACTAGGTCCAAGTTGTCGGGCAGGTCAACTGCGCAACGCATGAGGCGGTGACCGTCGGTTGCCTCCATGAAGCCATCGCCGAGGTGTACGCCGGTGAGCAGCTGCTTGCTGGCATCCGTGGCAACCGCAAGCAAGCACGCCTTGACGGCATCACCAAGCTCCACGGGCGCCTCTGTGGCGTCCACAACCGGCAGATCGGGGTAATCCGCCGCATCACCCGCTGCAAGGCCATAGGAGCCGCTGCAAGCGGTCAGAGACGCGTCTGAGAGCGTGATCGCCTCATCGCTGTCCAGTTTGCTGACGATGCCAGCCAGCAAGCGATAAGGCAGGCATGTGGCGCCTTCGGTTTCGACAGCTGCCGGGATGGTGCATGTGATGCCGAGATCCAGGTTGAAGCCGACGATGGTTGCAATGCCACCGGTTGCGCGGATCAAGCAGCAATCAAGGATTGGATGGCTGCTGCGTACACCAATGGCTGGCGCCACGGTGCGCAGTGCGTGATCGAGATCGGATTGACAGACGGTGATCTTCATCGTGCGGTGGCGGCCAGTGTGAGGTTGGTGATGATGCGGTGGTAGTCACGTTGGAAGCTGGTGACGAGTTCAGCTGGTATGGGCGTGCTGTCGTCGATGGCATTGTCTGCGATTGCAGCGGCGTATGCGCAGGCTTGGTCCATGCAATCGCTGAGGCGATCAATCACCGGCCGCTGCTTGGCGGGAATGCTGATCAAGTCTTGAGATGACATAAGCGACGAGAGTTTCCACATGAAGGCGCGAGAGGTCGCCACGCATGAAGGCAGCGGCATCCGCAACGAGCGCATGGTATGCCGCCGTGGTCAATCCTGCGACATCCGAGCCGCTGGCGAGTGCGCGATCACGCACGAGCGCTGCGCGTGCCACACCAGCGGCAGTTGCTTCGGCATTGAGCCGCGCCAGATCGGCATCAGTTAGGCGGAGTTTGATTTCAGGCATTTGGTGTGGTGTTGCGTGGTGATGGTACAGGGCAGAGGGTGCATCGGCGTCACCAGTGAGACTCATTTGAGAATCCGGCTGTAACGCTACGGTTTCTAGTGGTGGTCTGGGTTGTAACGGTTGGACCTTGGAGCGTTACAAAAAGCGTTACGCCGAGATCCACACCAGCGCAGGCAGTCTCAGGCCCGTCTTGTTGTTTTGTATCGTGTAACGGTGAGAGGTATATAAAGGATTGGTGAGCGGCCTTAGGGCATAGGGGCATGGTCTTCTCTCTAGGGGGCTATCTATCTCAGGAGCGTTACAGCCCCTAAAAGCGTTACACCGCCTGCGGCGCAAGGGATCTGCGCTGTAACGCCCTCCGAAAAAGCGTTACAAACCGTCGATTTGTAACGCTATGGCGCGGCTGACGGTGCCGGCACCGCTGAATCGCGTGGATCCAGCACGCTGCGCACCTGGCAGTCGCGCGAGCACTGTCGCCCAACATTGGGACCATGCCGTGTCGCGCAGGATGATGGCGATGGCGCCTGCGGTGTTGCTGACCAGCAGCTGCTGATGCTGGCTGTCCACCTTGAGACCAACGCGAGACATGGTGTTCTGCGCTTCGGTTGGGGTGACTTCTGGATCAGTGCGACGTGAGGCTGCAATTTCTACAAGTTCACCGAGCGTTCTAGAGCGGATGCGATCACCTGATTCAACACGCACTTGATGCTGTAAGATCACCTGAATACAGCGTTTTTCATCTGGTATCTCAGTTGATTGTGAGTAGGATTCCCATTGGTTTTGCTCAATCAACTGGTACGCTTCATCACGGCTTGCGACATCATCTGACATCAAAGACCACGCACCACCGAGCAATGCACCGTACTGATCACCGAGCCGTTGGCTATCAAAAACCTCAGCAGCTGCACGGGTGAATACCTTAATTGATTCGCGTATTGTTGGGATCATCGCAATAGTTCGCGCCTGTAAACGCTGGCCGACGCGATCAGTCACATAGCGATCTAGATCGCGGTCCAGCTGTTGCCAATGGGCGATGCGTTCATCCTTTGGGGTGTCACTTGGATTGCGTAATGTGAGCTGCGCAAAACGTGATTTGTCGGCACCTTGCTTGAGCGCCGTTGCAATCGACGACATGCAAAACATGCTCCGAATTGTGAAGCGCTGCGCGTCGCCGTCAGCGCTGCCTTTGATGGTTTGAGCGCGTGATTCACTAGATGCAACCCGCGCGAGTGATAGCACGGCTTGCATCCGCTGCTGGTCGGCGCGTTCGTTTGACTCAGCCTCGTCGAATACCACCGGCAACGCATCGGCGCGCAAGGTCTGGCGCAAGCCTGCTTCAGAAGTGTTGCCTGAGACGTGCAGCGAGAGGTCGCCGAGTAATGGCGCGATAAAGCGCTCCAAAATGGCAGACTTGCCGGAACCAGCGCCGGCGGTGATCCAGATGTGCGGCCGCCAGTCGAGCGCACCGCAGATTGGCGCGAGCACAACCCAACCGGCGAGTAACAGGCCGGATACGTCAACCTCCCATCGGAAGCGCTCGGCGATGCCGCAGAGGATGTAGGCGTCATCACGGCTGAGCGGAGATGCGCTGCCTGGTCCGCTCAGCCGCGCGAGTCGCTGGTAGATGTAACGGCTGCCGCTGATGCCATCAGCTGATGGGACGGCGCGATCACCAATGATCAAGCGATCACCGAGATGGAGTACAGATTGGCCTTGATCGCGCCATGCACCACGACCGCGAATGCGATGCGGATCGTAGATGCCGATGGATGCTTGCAGCTCAAACAAGCTGGATGCCGCTGATGTCCAGTCGGTGCCGGTGCGACTGGGATATAACGATTGCCAGTAGGCGAGCGGCGCGATGGCGCATAGGTTAGTGCCGGTGTGACTGGCACGACCAAGACGGATTACCTGGCCGGTGTTGTTGGGCTGGTAGAAGTAGGCGTCATTGTCAAAACCGAGACAGGTAAAGGC